GGGCGCAATAAGCGATGAGGTCTTGGATGTTGTCCAATCCTTCACCTGAAAGTTCGCCTGCGTGTATCCGGTGGCTGAGCTGAGTATATGCAATGAGTTTAACCTTCATTAATTGATTCCTTCATTATTCCATTTTAAAGTCTTTAAACTTATTGGTCATTTCAGCTGTTCTAGAATTATCCATCGCTGGAGTATCGTTAATTAGATTAGCTTCTGCATCTTGAACATCTCTAAGTTTCATTTTAGATCTATCAACGCCAATCACAAAGCGCTTGTATGCGCCAGGATCATTGTATCTGTTCTTCAATTGTTTTACCATCATCTGACCTTGAGCATCTAGCTCTTCGGTAGCAATCAATGCAAACATTAAGTCTGCTGTAGCGGGTAGTCCAAAAGACTCACTCGTATCTTCAAGCCCAGGATCTGAGCTAGAAAAACCTGCACGTGTCGTCTGCGTTGCAGACACAATCGGTACGTTAAACTCAACTGCAAGTCCCCTCATCTCTTCTGCAATAGCTTTTATATATGTATAACTATTAATAGAGCCACCCATAGCTTTCATACGAGCTGAGCCACAAATATTTAAGTAATCGATAAAGATAATCTCTGGGACAAAGTTCCGCTTCAATTTAAGCTCATTCAATAGAGCTCTGAAGTGAGATGTGTTAGCTTGACCAGTAGGATACTCTTTAATGATTAACTTGCCATTGCCCTTGCGAGCTAGATTCTCCACCTTAGATTTAAAAGTATCTTTGGTAATGTTCTCTAGCTGATCGATAGGTATGTCAAGCAAGTTAGCATCAATACGTTCAGCAATCCGCTCTTCTGCCATTTCCATTGTAATGTATAGAACATTACGGCCTTGCATCAGAGCATTAGCAGCAACGTGACACATAAAGAGAGACTTACCAACGCCAGTACCAGCAAGCGCAATGTTAAGCGTTTTACGAGGGAGACCACCTTTTGTGATTCTATTAAAATAGTCGAGGTCGAAGGGAATCCTTTCTTCTTGTTGATGATAGAAATCGTAACGCTGTTCTACGTTATCGATATAATCGTGCCCAATGTTAGTATCAAAAGATACAGCAAGGGCCTTGGTTAAAATATCAGGCAACGCGTTCTTAGTCAGATCTTGATGCTTACCATCGATAATAGAGATAGACTCCATAATGGCATTATATACAGCTTTATCTTGACACCACTTCTCAGTAGTATCTAGTAGCCATTGTTGATCAATCTCTTCTTTACCAAAGATTGCTGGTAGCATTTCCTGTGCAGCTTGATATGTATCTGCATTAAACTTATCGCTAGCGTCAATCTCAATCTGAAACGCTTCTTTGGTCGGCAGTTTGTTGTACTTGCCAACAAACATACCGATAGCATTAAACAATTGACGATATACACCTTCAAAGTAATCGGGCTTAACGAACGGTAATACTTTCCGCATATACTCTTCGTTCGTTAAGATGTTCCGAAGTATCGTCTGTTCAAGGTTGCTCATTAATCTCTTTCTCCGCTGCGCTTTCTACTATAGAATATAATACACTACCTGCAACAGTTTGTAAACGAGTATCATTAACCTTTAATTCAGGATCAGGAGTAGAAACAATTTCATAATCAAAGTTGAGACAGTCGACGCCGGCAACAATCTTGCCAAAAGAAATTACAGTTTCTGCAAACTCGCCTGTCATCAGACGAATGTCCCAATGGTCTTCATCTGTATTGCTCGCCAATAATGAATAGTCTTCATTCTCGATCATAGTTCCATCTCCGCTATAGCGTCCATCGATACTAGAGACTGATGTCCAATTTGATATTGCTTCTTCAAGAAATCTTTAAAATCTGTTTCAGCAAAGATTGGATCCCAGAATAGTTTGTCGTTAGTTCCATCGTACCGTACTTTAGGTCCAATTTCTCCAGTAGTCGTATCGACCACAGCATACCAACCATTGGAAGGCTTAGTAACATAACCACCAGCAAGAGCACAATCGAGCAGGCCAGAGTACTTACGGACACCACCTTCCCAAGAAACTGTAATAGGAATCTTAGACTTCTCTTTAACATATCGTGATTTCTCCACGTTAATAATAAAATGGTACCCTTGAATCTCTGTACCCTTCTTATCTTGCTGACGTCCAAGAATCCAGATATTATCTGCTGAATAGTAAATACCCGTGCCACCACCAACGATGTCTTTTGGGAACAGACCAATCTCTTTGTAAGTATGATTGACAGCAATCAAAGGAATGTTCTTCATAGTAAGATAAGGTGTAGCCATACGGAACAAGCCTTTAAGAGCTTTGGCACGAGACATATCTGCTACTGACTTCTCATTAATAGCATCATCCATTTCTTTCTTGGATGCCATATTACCAATAGAGTCAATAACAATAATCACCTCATCAGTACGATCCATCTCTTCTAGCTGACCAATCATATCAAACTTCAGTTCTTCTACGTTGGTAATAGGTGTATGAAGTACACGTGAGGGATCAATGCCAAACTGTTCAAAGTATGACTGGGGACTGCCAAATTCACTGTCGTAGAACAACATAACGGCGTTTGGATGCGCGTTAAGGTAGGCACCAGCCATCAGTAGCGCAAAGGATGTTTTAAAGTGCTTGGAAGGACCAGCAAGGACCAATAGCCCAGCTGATAGACCTCCATCTACATCACCAGACAATGCTACGTTCACCATAGGAACGTCTGTTGGCGTAAAGTCTCGTTCGTTAAAGAACTTAGATTCAGACAGAACATCTGTCGTCTTGATCTTACTGTTCTTCTTTAGTTTGTCCATAATCGACATTGTTTGCCTTCTCTCTATCATCTAATTCATATTGTGAGCGGTAGTCATTATTGATTGTAATAGCTTTTTCCAATAAAGTCAACTTCTTTGAGATCTTTATAAAAGCCAACGAGTCCTTGGGCAAGCAAGCACCACCAAATCCACGTTTGCCATCATAACCAGGAACCCTATTATGTGACTTACCCACACGCTCATCTTCTTCTACAGCATTGACAATCATGTTATATGATGCACCATAGTCTTGGACTGCATCATATAACTGATTGAAGAATGTCACTTTTGTAGCAAGAAAAGTATTAATACTATATTTCACAAAGGCAGCTTCTACAGCCGGCAAGCGGATAACCTTCGCCATCTTACACATGCTGAACTGATTATACAGCATCTCTGTAACTGATATTGCGTCTGGCGTACCACCAAAGATCTGTAACTTCATCCGTATGAATTGCTCGACAGCATTGTTTTCTGTTAGAAACTCGGGGTTGTAACACACCCTTTGTTCAGCTTCCTGCATACGAGCTGTTACCATAATTCTATCAATGATAGGAGGGGTGATGGTAGATTTAATAATAATCATACACTGGGTGTGAGCTAATAGCTTCAACACAGCATCTTCAACAATAGTAGCATCTACCGTACCATCTGATCTCATTGGCGTTGGCGCGCAAATAAACACAGCTCCAGGTTGCCAGTCACAAAGCTGATCAATGTTAGTATCGTGCTTTGGGTCACAATAGAACTTGTCTACTCTGGGATGGGTGAATCCATAATCAACAGCCTTGCCCACAAATCCGTGGCCAACAATGCCTAATTTAAACTTATCCATTTTCTTCTTCCTTTACGCGCTTTCTCAGATCACTAGTAGAGAATCTATGATCTCTCTTGTTAAAGTATATCTCAATTCCTCGTGAAGCACAAGTGGCTCGGCCGGTAAAAGTTTCATCTTTGTATTCAGCACCAATGACACGGACATCAATATCATACATTTTTAGAATGTCTAATAAATCTTCTTCTGATTGATAGGGGATAATTTCATCCACATAACGAACAGCAGCCAGCTGAGTGTATCTCTCAACTAGCGTCTGCACTGGCTTATTCTTTTCTGGTCTATCATACGATGGATCGACTTGTATTGCACATATCAAGTGATCACATTGTACACTAGCGTCTCTCAACATCATAACATGACCCGCATGAAGCAGATCAAACGTAGATGCAGTTATTCCTGTAATCATATCACAGTCCTTTCAATTGGTCCCACGTATCTTGCCAATTACATACTTCATGTACTATACCACCCATTTCATCTATTGCCAACGCCAATTCATAATCATTTCCCCCTGGTTGACACATATCTCCAAAGAAATGTATCTCGCCTTGGTTACGGAAGTCTGTTATAATTTGAGATTTATTTCTTCCACGGGCAACAATATCAATCCCAATCTCACCAGCTACACTAGCTTGATACTGTGGAAACCGTTCGTTAAATCTTTCTGCAATCTGGACTCGTTCACTTTGCTCTTTGTCCCACTTAGTATAGTCAGCACGCTGGGTTTTATTTGATCTGCGGCCTAAAATAGAAAAGTTGATTAGTCCTGGCCTGTGCTCAGCGTGGACTCCAGTGCGAAATGGATATTCACTTCTATTCAACTCAGTTTGAAAGAAATCCAATGTAAGAGGATCCCAATCAATATTTGCTTTGTATACATTCTTTGAACCTTCGTATACATCATTACCAGAGCATTGATATGTTCTAATAGCTAGATTGTATATTGGAGAAGTCAGTTGCTCTACTGTCTTATCTTTATCAGACCCAGTAACATAATAAACAGGATTATGGGTTGCAAAGTGTTCAAACCAAGCCGCAAAATGTTTGTTTATTCGGCCGCGGGATGGAGTTAGTGTTCCATCAACATCAAATATAAATGAATTCATAATGTTTTCCTTAATACGTTGTTGGAAGAAATGGCACTACTCTTGTGGTACGGTAAGTCTTTAGAGATTTATCAATGAAGTCAAAGTCTAGGTTGCTGCCATATCTATTCTCTAAAAAATATT